TGAGATTCCCCACGCCGTCTAGGCTACGCCTTTATAGACGGCATGCGAAATCTCACACTTGCTCGCGTACTTGACTATTGCCGTTCAGCCGATATGACTCTCGCGACCGAGAGAGTCTCGGCAACTATCTATAAAATATATAGATTGATATATGCGTGGCTAGGAGCAAAGCGTCCAAGCCACGCATTTCAGGAGGAAGAAATGAATAGATTACCATCAATACCAGCAGGAAAAGCAAGAGTATCCTTCGACACTACCACTCGTGGTGCTAAAAAGGTAATTCTTGATATCCCTACTTGGTTGCAAACCGTAGATAATAATGGTGCACCTCGTACTGTTACCAAGTTCAAAAGATTACAAACCAGTGATTATGAAATGGTAAATAGATTCGCCAACGCTTTAGAGCGTGGTTGGTTCTTAGAGGAAACAAATAATAAAGGTGACAAGGTTACCGTGATGGACATCTCTAACATCACGTACTTTGATAACTCTTTCCAAACCAAAGAGGGTAACTGGATTAACTTTAGCCAGTTAGTTACTGCTGATATCTCAGAAGTATTGGAGCCATCAGATGTCTAAACTCGATTTGGTTATCGACCTATCCCATTCGGAGCATTGCTTCGAGTGGGATAGATGTGACGATTGTTACGAAGATATGATTCAAAATCATAATAGATTACAGATAGAACCTGTAATTAATGAACAATATGATAGACCAATACTAGAAACTGGTGCTGGCTATAATATTGGTGACCGTAAATCGTCTGACCTATTGGATATGATTGACAATATCCAAGAAGTCTTTGACAGTTACTTGATTATGAAACATCAAGTTATCTGCAAAGTATGTAATCTTATGTACTATTCGCGTTTAGGATTCTGTCCTAATTGCTAGTATATGGAGTGGCTGGTGCTTCGGTGCCAGTCACTCCCCTTTTTTACTCGTTAACAAAAAACCAATAAATGTACGACCGAGGACAACGACAAGTGACTGGAGGAGTCATGGATTACACAGCATTAACAATGACAGTACATCATTTACAAGAAGCCATCAATCAAGCAATCAAGGTAGATAAAGATGGCAAACTCAAGCGTGAAGAAGAGTGGACATGGAACATGTTAACTCTAGCCAAGGTAACAAGTTACTTTGAGAAAGAACTAGAAGACCTTGATACCTTTCACCTTGTGATGGGTTCAGACCGTTAATGTGTCCTGATTGTGAGCAGACTGTCGTCCTAGACTGGAGTACTGGGATGACAGTATGCCGTAGTTGTGGACAGATTGTGAAGTTAGACGGCGACATGTCCAAGATGATACGCACAGATTATGCAGAGAACTTATACACAACTGAAAACTATATAGGTTCTTGGGCTGAGGTAATACACAGAGGCGATGTCGTTGCAATCTTTGAGCACCGACATGCCTATCGTGCTGCTAAAGAATACGCAGAAGGAATACTAGGAGGTTATTACAAATGAAATGTAATGATTGTGATACAGAAGTAGATGTACCAGTAAGTGAACAACCACCTGATGGAGTGCTTTGCTACGACTGCGGAGTGCGACAAGCGTGGGATGAGCATGGGGAGTTTGATTTCTAATGAGCATACCTGAACCAAAGTGGGATGACTATGCAGCCAGAGACATATGCACTGATTGCTACATGAAGTTTGATTACAAAGGTGAATGCCCAGAGTGCGACAGTAAAGAAGAAGATGAGGTGGACAATGACAAGTAGTTGGATGGACTGGTATGGATACACGCCTGCTCTGTTACAAGTGCCAGAGCAGGCTCAGCAAAAGGAGGAAGAATAATGGGATTAGATATGTATCTACATGTTAGAAAACATGTAGCAGGCTACGACTGGTACTCACAAGAATCAAAAGATTTGTATCGTAAAGTTATTGAACTTGTTGATACTAACAATCTTCAAAACGAAGAAAGCAAATCAGTTACAATTGAGTTTGAGTCTATGTACTGGAGAAAAGCAAATGCTATCCATGGATGGTTTGTAGAGAACATTCAAAATGGAGAAGACAATTGCGAAAAATATAGTGTTCTTCCTGAAATGCTGCACGAATTAGTTCAGGATTGTAAAGAAGTACTAAACAATCCAGGCAAAGCGGAAGAACTACTGCCAGTCAAAGAAGGATTCTTCTTTGGTAGTTATGCGTATGATGACTGGTATTTTGATTACGTTAGATATACCGCAGAAAGGTTAAGCCAATTACTTAAAGTAGTTGAAAACGACCCAGGTGTTTGGTTAACATATCAATCAAGTTGGTAACAAAGGAGGAAGCAAGTGCATAATCTAGAACAGTTCGGGGATACGACTGCGTTCGTGTCTTACCGTGAACCAGGTTGGCATAACCTTGGCACCGTGGTCAACGACAAGTTGACAGCAGAGGACGCCATTAAACATGCAGAACTAGACTGGACTGTAGAACTACATCCACTTCAATCACCAGTTATTACTGATGAAGGAGTAGAAGTAGTCTCTGTACCAGATAAGTTTGCTGTTGTTCGCAAGCACCCATTAAAGAATAGTCGTGACGCATTGGGTGTTGTTGGTACTAGGTATACACCTATCCAGAACAGAGAAGTGTTTAAATTTCTAGACGCTTTGACTGATGGTGGTGCTACCTATGAAACAGCAGGCTCTATGGATGGTGGTCGCAAGATATTTATTACTATGCAAATGCCATCATCTATTCTTATTGATGGCAAAGACAAATCAGATATGTATCTGTTTGCAACTACCAGTCATGATGGTTCATTCAGTTTGAATGTATCATTGACTGCTGTTCGTGTGGTTTGCTACAACACATGGCGTATGGCAAGGCGTGCGTCTGAGTTCAAGCACACCATCAGACATACTGCAAACAGCGACAAGTCTATTGTCAAAGCAAGAGAAGTTATGTCTATGACATTTGAGTATGCTGGTTACTTGCAAGAACAAGCAGAGAAACTAGCAAGCATCAATGTCTTTGCTCATGATGTTCTTACCTTTACTGAGAATCTGTTTCCATATCCAAAGGATGTGTTTCAGAATATGCATCAGTTAGATAAGCAACAAGAAAGAATCAAGAACAACATTGATGACAAGCGAAACAGAGTAGAGAATCTTTACTTACATTCGCAAGGCAATCAAGGTATCGGCACTGCTTGGGGATTGTTCAATGCAGTTACTGAGTATGCAGATTACTACAGTCAAGCACGCGTTAAGCCTGGTCAGAAGGCTATTCGTCGTGCTGAGCGTCAGGTTCTTAGTGACACTGACACATTGAAAGACCGTGCGTTAGACTTGTTATTACAATGACAAGTTGTGAAGAGTGGTGCAAGTGCGAGGGTACTGGTATATGGGCAGTACCCTCGCCTAACAAAATAAAATATGTAGTTTGCCAGCACTGCGGTGGTGCTGGTGTAGTAAAAATACAGGAGGAAGATATGGAAGAGCAAGGAAACAAAGAAGAATTTAGTGTTGAGCAACATGAACAATTATGGAAGGCTCGCAATGACCTTACAGATATAAGAAGTGCAGTCCTTAATTTCTTTCAGGAAAGATACACGGACCTTGATTATCCTGATGATTTAACATTTGATATAGATGAAATCAATCAGTTGCTACGTGACATTAATGCATCTGAATTAAGTAAGAAGTTTGACGCAACTGCAACTATTGAAATAACTTTCAAAGTTCTTGCTGATGATAAGTATGACGCTGAAAGTATTATCAATGATTATATTGCTGACTTGTATATCAGCGTCAACAATGAAGATGATTACGAAGTGGAATCATTTGATGTCCACGTCGCTGAATAAGTTAAAGCGTAGCAGAGACCGCAAGGTTACTAACCTGGCGAGTGCTACTGGCAAGCAAGCCAAGTGCCTCAACACTTTTGGCTTGCCTGCTGGTAAGCAGTACTCATGTCCTGGTATGACTAGTGTTTGCGAATCTGTTTGCTACGCTGGCAAGTTAGAAAAAATGTACAAGAGTGTGCGTGAAGTATTGCTACACAACTGGAATCTCTTACAGAATAAATCTGGTAGTGAGATGTTCCTTCTTATAGACCAGATGATTAAGGAGTTCAAGGATGACTGCGACAAGTACGGAGCAGAAAAGTATTTCAGAATACATTGGGACGGAGATTTCTTCTCCCCTGATTATGCGATGGCGTGGAGTGTTGCCATCAGACGACACCAAGATGTACAGTTTTGGGTGTACACAAGAGTGGCACAGGCAGCAGAACTATTACAAAATCATAACAACCTTAGTCTGTACTTCTCCGCAGATAGAGATAATAGCGACGAGGGAAAACGACTCTATAACGATTTCGGAATTAAACTCGCCTGGTTGGACACTAGTTTTGCTGACGGAGCGAGACAACTTAATGAAATCACTGGACTACCAGGTGCAAAATGCCCAGAACAGACACGCCAAATCCCTTTAATATCTAAACAAGGCGGAGCCTGCTACACTTGTGGGCTATGTACACACAACAAAGCGAACATTCGCTTCTCAATAACAAAGAAGTAAACTACGATAATTGTAAGTGCGGATATATTTCTTCCTCCGTCCGCACTTACCTCTTATGATAACGATAAACGGGGAGGAAATCCCCGAGCATATTAGTTATTCATCTTTAAACGACTGGTTAAGTTGTGGGTATATGTACTACTTAGCCAAAGTTAAACAGACTAAAGAAGTACCAGCATGGTGGCTATTCGGTGGCATAGCAGTTCACAAAGCCTCTGAAATCTATGACAATTACAAGTGGAAAGAGGACCATGACAAGTCCTGAACTACCAGACATATGGGCTGAGGCTTGGGAAGATACCCAAGTAGATATGAAGAACAGACTTGGTGAAGAAGGACTATCACAAGTCTTTCGTACTGCTAACAAACGCAAGCCTGAAGATAAAGCATGGTGGTATACCAATGGCTTAGAGATGTTCAAGGGCTACAAGAAGTGGCGTGATGAAACAGATTGGGAAATCTGGGAGGCACCCGACAAGCGACCTGCTATTGAATTAGTAATGGAAGTACACTTTGGTACTGCTCTAGTTAAGATGGCATTAGATAGAATTATGGTTTTACCTGATGGTGAGTTGGTCGTTCTCGACCTCAAGACTGGCTCGAGAACTCCCTCTACCACATTACAGTTAGGTTTCTATGCAGTTGGTGTTGAGATTATGTTTGGGGTTAAACCTAAGTATGGCTCATACTGGATGGCTAGAAAAGGAGAGCCGACAGAACTTGTGGACCTTAGTTGGTACACAAGAGACAGGCTCACAAGGTTGGCAGAGATGTTCAACCATGCAAGGAAAGAAGGAGTCTTCGTTCCTAACATCAATCATTGTTCGTTCTGCGGATATACTAAGCATTGCGAATGGTACAGAAAGGAAGAATCGTGACGGAAAAAGCGATTCAGATTAGTCTGAAAAGAAACAGTGGAACTATTCCATTGTTCAGAGCAGACACAGTAGAAGAAATTACTGCACTCATGGAGTCAGCAGTAATGAGTGAGAAGTTCTTGGCAACCTTAGAAGCGTTGGAAGAATCTCTCTTAGGAAAACAACAAGCACCAGTAACAACACCTCAACCAGTAGCACAGCCAGTACAAACTAATAACGCAACTGCTGCTGCGGTAAATAACGTAGTCAATGGACTAGGTGCAACCATAGTTGGAAGTGCCGACAGACCCACTCGTCATTGCTTACATGGCAAGATGACTGCAGTCCAAGGCATTGGTCAATTTGGCGTATACAAAGCGTTCTTTTGTGCAGCACCTAAAGGTGCTACCGATAAGTGCAGTAGCATTTATCTAAAGAAGAAAGACCCTGAGTATGCAACCTATGTTCCTGATGTAGATAAGACTCAAGGTTAATGAGAACTCTATACAGAGCCATTAGTGGCAAGGAGGTGGGGGGAGAACCGCTCCCCTCTACCTTCAAATCATTACAACAAAATGAAATAGTTTTAAGAAGAGCGGAACTTAATCTTATTGCTGGCACACCTGGTGCTGGTAAGTCTAGTATTGCATTAGCCATAGCCGTTAATGCAAATGTCCCCACCTTGTACATGTCTGCTGACACTAACGCACATACTATGGGTATGAGAGTAGTGTCAATGGCAACAGGTATGACACAATCCAGTTCAGAACAACTGCTAAAAGAAAACAAGAAAGATGCCGAAGGCATCTTAAAACAATTTGATTACTTAAGATGGAGTTTTGAATCTTCCCCTACTTTAGGGGACATCGACGAATCGGTGCAGGCTTTTGAAACTATGTGGGGAACAAGTCCTACTCTTATTGTTATAGATAACTTGATGGACATAGCAATGGATGGGCATGAAGAGTTTGGTGGTATGCGACAAGCGATGAAAGAATTAAAGTATCTTGCAAGAGATACTAATGCTTGCGTTCTTGTATTACATCACACCAAAGAAGGCTTTGTTGGTACTCCTTGTCAACCGCGTTCAGCAATCCAAGGGTTAGTCAATCAGATTCCTGCATTGATATTAACCATCGGACAAGAAGAACTAGGTGACAGTCTTTACTTGTGTGTTGCAGCAGTAAAGAATAGGTACGGCAAAGCAGACGCAACAGGCAAAACATTCACGATGTTATCATTTGACCCTGCAAGTATGCAGTTAAAAGATGTGGCATCTAGCGAATGAAACCGACACAGGGTACACATTTGTACCTTGTGATTGGTGCAAAAAAAATAGAGCCATTACTGTATACAAGTCTTGGACATTATTGTGCGAGCCTTGTTATATAGGAGGGACTGACGAAGATACATATGAAAGCGAGTAAACATGGCACTGCCATACATTGTAGTAAATGGTCGTCTAACTGATGACCCAACTGTAAAAGAAATTAATGGAGACACTGTATTAAATTACAGAGTTGCCGCTAATCAACGCAGACAAAATGAAGCAGGTGAATGGGTTGACGCTAACACCACATACTTGGACGGAAGTTTGTGGGGTAAAGGTGCAACTAACTCATCACTTAAAAAGGGTGACACAGTTATTATTACTGGAGAACTTAGACAGCGTTCGTATGAAACTAAAGAAGGCGAACGCCGAACAGTATATGAAATTGCTACTGAGTCAATTGGTTCAGCGGTAAAGAAGTACTAAGTGAGTACCCCCAGCAAGCGTAAAGGCTCGCAAGCAGAGCGAGACGTTGTAAAGTTTTTGCAGGTCAGAGGCTGGATTTATGCTGAGCGTAGGCTTGCTGGGGACACCAACGACAGAGGTGATGTGGCTGGTGTCAACGGTGTCTGCATAGAAATTAAGAACCATGCCAAAATGGATTTGGCTGGGTGGATAAAAGAATTAGAAGTAGAAATTATAAATGCTAAAGCAGATACTGGTGTAGTTATTCACAAGCGTAAAGGTAAGTCAGATGTTGCTGAATGGTATGCAACTATGACTGTAGAATTGTACGTAGAGTTATTAAAAGAAGCAGGATACGGTGAGAAAAAAAGTACCAGAAAAAGAACTAAAGATTAAAGATGTACTTAACTACTACGGACTTAAACAAACAAGCAAAGACTACGGTAGAGTCAGCGTACTCTGCCCATTTCACGATGACAATAACAAGTCGGCTGTAGTGGACTATGACACGCAAAGTTTTTGTTGCTTTGCTTGTGATGTCAAAGGTGATGGACTAGATTTAATTCAATACAAAGAAGGAGTTGGTTTCAATGAGGCTGTCAACATCGCAAAAAGAATTTTTAATACGAGCAGCCCAACAATACGCACGAAGCGTGGACAAAGCGTCGTTCTATTTGGAAGAGAGAGGACTGTCCCAAGAGGACGCAAGTCTCTTCCGCCTGGGCGTCGTGGCAGAACCATTGCCGAGTCATGAACAATTTGTAAATAGATTATCTATTCCATATCTAACAAGAAGTGGTGTAGTTGATATTAGATTTCGTTCACTAGATGCAACTGAACCTAAGTACATGGGCATGAGTGGAGTTGAAACTACATTGTTTAATGTTGAAGCATTCTTCAAAGCAAAGAATTATATTTGCATTTGCGAAGGAGAGATGGACACAATAACAATGTCAGTTAAGACGCAGCACCCTGCCGTTGGGGCACCAGGGGCTGCGTCATGGAAGCCACACTATTCAAGAATCTTAGAAGACTTTGACACAGTTTTAATTCTTGCAGATGGTGACGAAGCAGGACTGGAGTTTGGTAAAAGAATACAACGTTCAATACCAAACGGAAGAATCATCCAAATGCCAGAGGGCGAGGATGTTAATAGCGTAGTGTTGAAAAAAGGAAGCGAGTATATAGATGAAAGAATCAAGTCCGCAATATAAAAGTATCTTTGAGTTAGCAGATGAATATGAAGCCGTTAATGAACCTGTTATGCAATTGCGTAATGGAACTGGTGTTAATTTATTCCAAGCAGTAAGAGATATTTATATAAGATTAGTTAACCAAGAAGATGAATATGATTATTACAATGTGCTTTGGGATTTAGATTTACTAGGTACATTAATACTATCTACAACTGAAGAATTTGCTCAAGATAAATTAATAGAGTTCCAAGCGAACATGCTAACCGAACAACTAGAAAGAGAAATCAATGACTGATATTGAGAAGTTTAAAGATGTATCGATGGCTATCTATGATGAAGCATGGGAATTGCTAGTAAAAAAGCAGATAGATTATGGTCCGTATAACATTGCCACTGCTCCTGGTGGACCACTAAATGGGCTACTAGTGCGTATGCATGACAAGATGGAACGCCTCAAGCACCTCATCTACATCACTGGTGACACGCCAAAGAATGAGAGTATAGAGGATTCCTTTATAGACCTGCTAAACTATTCAGCAATTGCTTTGATGGTACTTCGTGGCAAATGGTCAGGAGTCCCTAGTCAGCGAGACTAAAACTAACCTAACAATAGAATATGAAACAACATTACCTAGAAGATTATGAAGTTTTAGTAAACATAATTTCATCTGAATATGCTAAAAGATATAGGATGATAGATAGAGACGATATCTCTCAGGAGTTATGGCTATGGTTTGCTCAGCGTCCTAACAAACTAAGAGATTGGTATGAACAGCATGAGCCTAAAGACAGAGACAAGTTAATTGCTAAATCTCTACGCAATGCAGCACTTAAATATTGCACTAGAGAAAAGGCTAAAACTCTAGGCTATGAGCCACAAGATAATTTCTACTATGAACCACAAGTTATAGAAGAGTTCTTGCCATATGTATTAACTGACTCTTATATAATTCCTATTGGTGTTAACGATATAAATTACAAACCTAGTAGTAGTGATGTATCAGAAGGTAACACGTGGCTGGCTGTAAGAGCAGACATATCATCTGCCTTTGAATCCATCAATGAAAAGAATCAAAACATACTAAGACTTAGGTTTGGTTCTCTCAATACCACACTTAAAGAAGTTGGTAGCGAACTACAGATAAGTGAAGACGCTGCTCGTAAAAGAGTAGACAGAGCCATAGCAGCCATGATAGATGAACTGGGTGGCAAGAGACCATTTGTAGATAAAGATTATTCCCCACCAGCAAAGGATGTTAATGATAATTAAGTTAGAGTCTTGGGAGTATGAATACGCCAGCACTATCGGCATAAGAAGATACACAAACAATTGGGGTAAGCCTGACGCACCACACTACGACCCTAACAAAATGGAAGATAACAGAACAGCATTAGTCGCTGCTGCGATTGGTGAACTTGCTGTTGCTAAAGCCATCAATCAGTATTGGTCAGCCAGTATCTGGAAAAGTTCAGACCATAAAAAGTATAAAGACTTACCTGATGTTGGTACTAATATAGAAGTAAGAAGAGTCAGGACTCAAGATGGTCCTGCCGTTAGAGAAAAAGATATAAAGAAAGAGGGACTAATTATCTTTGGTGTTGTCCCTATACCTAAAGAGTTTACTGAAGTAGAAATATTAGGATGGATACCAGCCCAAGAAGGCTGGGATAAGGGTACTCAAATGAAGTACGGTAGAATGATACATAAAGATTTACTATACCCAGTGGAGCAATTCGATGGCACGCAACGGTAATCCTTTCGGCTTATGGCATAGTACACCTGAAGGTAAATCGATAAGAGAAAAGTTTGCTGATGTTGATAAAGAAAAACTTATTAAAAATTATTTACAATCTTGGAATAAGTACTACAATAAATCTAGAGAAGATACAATAAAAGATACCTATAAATAAAAAAAGAGACCGTGTAATGGGGGTTACACGGTCTCTTTGCTTTATTCAGTTGTTATTCAGTTGTGTTTTTGGCTACTTGTCCGCAGTAAAACCACGGCTGCCAGCCACGTTTATTGTACAACATAACTGCTCTGCCATGCTGTTCAAACCTAGTGGCTTTAGCAGGGTCTCCTTTACCACCAACTGATTTCCAAGTAGGTAAATCAAATTGATAAAGACCCCTATACTTTCCTGTTCTGGACACTGCATTGGTCCTATTACTTGACTCACACATTCTCAAGGCTGCCCATTGTTCAGCACTTGGTTCGGAACGCATGAGAGTCAAGGCTAATATCGCCTCGGCTAACATGTACCTCCAGTGATAGTAGGGTTAGAGGATTATGAGTCCTCCTTCTCGCTATTGAATGTTACCTTAAACAAGGTCCATATAGCGAATGCTCCAATACATATTACTGCTATGGTATTTCTAGTGTCCCCTGGTTCTACTAATATCCAGGCAATAATTAAACCTACTAAAGTAAATGCCTCACCAGCCCAAGCATCTAAATGCTTCCAGATGAATCTGGCTATGGCTTTGATAAGACTCACTTAATTCTCCTAACAATTGAGGCTGCTAATTGTGGTACGATTACTGCTACTAGTACGACCTGCTGGGCTTCCTTGCGATTCTCAGGGGTAAGGTCGCTACCTAGATTGGTTACTGACTCAGGAAGGGAGTCTGCTAATGCTTGAACTG